CTCCACCCACTCCATCACTTGAAGCAGAAACTATTATGTAATCTAATCTGTCTACAGCACCATCTGCTGTTGACAAGGTTGGATCTGTACCACCTATAAACTTGAAGTCTGCGTTATAAGCCATTGTACCACTTCCACCACTCTGTGTCAAGAGAATACTTCCTGTCTGTCCTGATACACAATTAATTGGTTTAGCTAATGTATGTGCTGCAGTAACTGTTGTTGTAAAATTCTGTGCTGTAGCAAAGTTTAAAGAAACAGAGGTCACTCCATTAATGGCTGTAGCACAAACAGCAGCTGCTGCCCCTCCTAGGACCTTTAAAGTACCTTCTAGACTTGTAGCACCTGATACTCGCATACTTCCAAGTACACCTGTTGCACCTGTTATTGTAGTTGCACCTGTAACTTTAAGTGTACCTACTAATTGACTATTGCCTGATACACATACGTCATCATTAAATTCAGCTTTACCACCAACTACTAATCCTGCTTCTAAACTTGTAGCACCTGCAACTCTCATAGTTGTTAAAAATCCTGCAGCTCCTGATACTGTTACTGTACCTAAGAAACCTGTAGCACCTGTTATTGTTGTAGCACCTGTAACTTTAAGTGTACCTATTAATTGAGTATTACCACTAACACATACGTCATCATTAAATTCTACTTTATCGCCAAATGTTTTATTAGTAAATACTTGTGTTGCTGCAATACCTGCTATTGTATCTGTTACTGCAGGTAATGTTAAAGTTATATTTCCTGAGAATGCAGAATGAGGTGGTGCTTGTAATGCAGCATAATGAGCATTATTTGATTCACAATATAATCTAACTTCTGATTGTGATCCACCATTCTTAACAGCAATCAAACCACTAGATACCATAACATTTCCTGTTATAGTAACTGTTCCTCCAAGAGATGTATTACCTGCAACATCTAATGTACTAGCTAATGATGTAGCACCACTAACTCTTATTGTTCCTAAGAAACCTGTATTACCTGTTACAGTTGTAGCACCTGTAACTTTAAGTGTTCCTATTAGTTGTGTATTTCCACTAACACATACGTCATCATCAAACTCTGCTTTACCTACAACAGTAATTGTACCACCTACTCCTAGATTTGCTGTTAATGTAGTATTACCTACAATAGTAGCAGTACCACCTACAAATAAGTTACCACCTATAGTTGCATTATTAACAGATATATTTCCTGTTATAACTGCAGGTACATTTGTAAGATTAGCACCATCTCCAAAAAAAGCTGAAGCACATACTTTCGCATTAGCTGCTTGAAGATTACCTCCTAATATAGTAACTGTACCACCTACAACTAAACCTCCTGATACAGATACATCATCTTCAAATTCTGCTTTACCTGTTATATTTGAAGTACCTCCTATAGAAGCATTACCTGCTACATCTAATGTACTACCTATTGTAGTAGCTCCACTAACTTTTACAGTACCTAAGAAACCTGTGTTACCTGTTATAGTTGTTGTACCTAATACTTTAAGCGTACCTCCTAAACTTGTAGGACCTGATACTTTTACAGTTCCTAAGAAACCTGTGTTACCTGTTATAGTTGTTGTACCTAATACTTTAAGCGTACCTCCTAAACTTGTTGCACCTGATACTTTTAATGTTCCACCTATTACAGCATTTGCTACAGATATATTACCTGAAATTGGAATGCCTGTAATATTAGTACCATCACCATAGAAAGCTGAAGCACAAACTCTTTGATCAAAATGAGCTATTCCAGCAACACTAAGTGCCCCTCCTATACTTACAGTAGATTGTAGATGAACAGCACCAGTAGCT